ACAATGTTGAATTCATCAGTATAAGTGGAGTATCGACTTCGGGATCTAAATTAGAGGGAGTTTATAATGTTGGTGTTGGAACTAATGTTTTCAAAGTTGCTGGAGTTGGAACAACATCTTCCGGAATTGGAACTGTAGAAGCAACTGGAATTGTTACTTTCATCAATGTAACTGGAGATCTAAATTATCCTAATGTCAGAGAAAATGATATTCTTGAGATTGGAACAGAACAAGTCAGAGTTCTGAATGTTGATTCTCGTTTATCTAGACTTAGAGTTCGTAGATCTGTAAATGGTGTCGTTGGAGTTTCGCATACAGTAGGAACAGGAGTAACTTCCCTCCAGAGAAAGATGACAATTTCTGCTGGATTTAAGACAGACTTTGCGTATAGAACAAATAAACAGATTTATTTTGATCCATCAGAAACAGTTGGATTGGGTAGCACTGCAGGTGTAGGAATTGGAAGCACTATTTTCTTCTCAAATCCAGGTGCTGGTGCAACTTTAATAAACATTCCAACCAAAACTTTATTCTTTAAAGATCATGAATTTGAAACGGGTGATCTTGTAACATATTCTTCTGGTATTGGTTCTGGTATTGTTGTTCAGGATGAAACAAATGTTGGAGTTGGAACAACCCTTGCAAGTGGAACACAATTGTTTATTGCAAAAGTATCTAATAATTTAATTGGACTTTCAACAGTAAGAGTAGGATTAGGAACTACTGGCACATTCGTTGGAGTAGGAACCACCACCACTTCTACTACCTTAGCTTTCCTTGGTATTGGAACTGGAGTTCAACATAGTCTGAAAACCAATTTCAACGTTATTACAGGAACTGTTTCTAGAAATACAGTGACTGTTGCTACTGGTCAGACTCATGAACTTCATCCTGGACATGAAGTCATAATGGATGTAAATCCTGGAGTATCTTCATCGTTTAACATTAGATACAATGACTTCAATCGAAAGATGGTTGTCAATGCAAAGGACTATACCTCTGCTGGCATTGATACATCAACTGGAATAATCACAATCGATAATCATGAGTTTTATAGTGGACAAAAGATTATCTACACGTCATCAAATCCTGCACAAGGTCTGACAAACAATGGAATCTACTATATCGTTGTTACAGATAAAAACAGATTTAGACTGGCAAACAGTTATGAAAATTCTGTAAAAGAAATTCCTGATACTGTTGGTTTGGGTAGCACTGGTGCTGGTACAATCAATCCCATCAATCCTCCACTAACTTTATATAAAGATTCAACAGTCAACTTTACATTAACAGATTCATCTTTATCGCATACAATTCAAAACACCTCTTATCCTTCTTTTGAACTTAATTTCTACTACGATAGAAATTATTCCAACAAATATGTTGGTAGACTGACTAATGGTAAAAATTATGATGTTACTAGAACTGGTAGACCTGGAATAGATGGCACTGCAAAAGTGTCTTTAGTTGTAAACGATGATACTCCAGAAAGACTTTATTATAGATTAGATCCAGTTTATGAAAGTGATGATATTCCGGAACGTAAGTCTGGAGTGACTATTGATACGGATGTTCTTGAGAATAACGTCATAGAAATTAAAAACAGTTTCTATAACGGAAGACACAGACTTTCTACAGCTCCTGCAAATTCAAAATCCTTCACTTTTACTATTGGTGTAACACCAGAACAGTCTTCCTATATCTCTTCAACTTCTTCTGCAAAGATAACTTATGAAACTACTTGCACTCATACAAGAGGACCAATTAGCAGAATTGAAGTTATAAACTCAGGCAAATCATATGATTCTCTCCCAGGAGTAACAACAGTTACATCCAGTGATGGAAAAGGATCTATCTTAGAAGCACAGAGCAATTTAATTGGTAAAATTAACAAAACCAGAATTAAGAATATTGGTTTTGACTTCCCTTCAGATAAGTCACTTAGACCTTCAATAACACTTCCAAATGTTATTAAGATACAATCTCTGAAATCTTTTGAGTCTATTGGCATATCTTCTGGAGGAAGAGGATACTCTACTGCTCCAAGATTGGTTGTATTTGATGGAAAAACAAATGAGCAAATTAAAGATGTAGATCTTCAGTATTCTCTTGGCGATGATCAAGTAACTATTCTTAAGAACACTAAGGGCATTAGTAACACTCTTCCAACAATCATTCCAATATCTAACACAAATGGTGTAGGAATTAGCACTATTGGATTCAATACAACATCAAATCAAGTTACGGTTGAGTTGGCAGTTGGATTCAGTACTGCTGAACTGTTCCCTGTTGAAGTTGGAGATAAAGTTTTAATTGAGAATATCAGTGTTGGTATTGGTTCTACTGGAAAGGGATTCAACTCTTCTGCATACAACTATAAGTTATTCCCAGTTATTGCTGTAGATAAAAATCTCGGCGGGGTTGGTGCAACATTCTCTTATAGTTTGGAAGGATTACTTGATTCAAATAAAGGTGAATTTGTAGGAGATTTTGATCCGTTCAATTCAGGTGGAAGAGTTATTCCAGAAAAACATTTCCCAATCTTTGATATCAATCTTAAAGATAATAATTTTATTGATGGTGAAAGAGTATCTTCAAATACTGCTGCAGGGATAGTTGAAAGTTGGGATAACAAAACTGGATCTCTTAGAGTTTCTAGTAGTAAGGACTTTATTGAGGGTGAAGTAATTGTTGGTGCATCTTCAAAAACTCAAGGAATTGCTTCTTCAGTTACAACTTATGAGTCTATTCTTGACACTGATGCATCTTCAAGAGTTATTAAAGGATCTCAAACAGATTCTGGATTCTTAAATGCAAACCTGCAAAGAGTTCAAGATAGTTTCTATTATCAAAACTTCTCATATTCTTTGAGATCTAGAATTGACTTTGATACTTGGAATGATACTGTTAGTGTTACTAATCATACTGCTGGATTCCGTAAATTCTCTGATTATCAACTTGAAACTCCAGCAGAGTTTGCCGAATTATCTGCTAACTCTATGGCAGTTGGTTTATCTACTGAATTATCATATTTCTCTGTTGTAAATGATCTGTACAGTATTGCTGATCTAAATTGTGTCTATGATTTTGATTTAGCAGCAGAGAACTCACTTGATATCTCTGGAAGTGTTTACTCTGATGAGATAATATTTGCAAGCAGAATTCTTACTGACTTCTTTGAATCATTTGGCAACAGAGTTGTAGAGTTTGATGACATTTCAGGACAGTTCAACAGCAATCCAAGAGCAACAAGATTTGTTCAAGCGGATTCGTTCAATATCAATAATAGCAGAGCAGTTAAGTATTTTGTATATCTTAAGGACGAAAGATTTATTGGTGAGAGACAACTTGAAATTGTCTCAATGATTCAAGATGGTTCATTTGCATATATGAACCAATATGGAAGAATGCATTCTGTTGATAACCTTGGAGATTTTGACTTTACTACTTCAGGTATTGATGGATCACTTCAATTCTTCCCTGAGAAATTTACTATCAACGATTATCAAATAGTCAATCTTGCATATCATTTAGATGATAATGTTTTAGGTGTTGGCACTACCGTATCTCTTTCTGGTGGAGTTGCTAAAATTGATACTCGCAGTATTGATTGCAGTGCAGGAACAACAACGATTGTGTCAACTGCAATAACAACTAGAGCAATGAAAGTTCTTTCCTTGCTTTCTGATCTTACTAATAATGAATATCAGTTAGATGAACTTAATATCGTTCATGATGATAGTGAGGTTTCTGTAACAGAATTTGGTAGACTAACAACAAATGTTGGTAGTTTTGTTGGTGCAGGATTTGGAACTTATTATCCACATATTGATGGTACAACACTTAAGGTTGACTTTATTCCTGAAGCTGGTATTGCGGTAACTTGTAATACTATAAACGTTGGTTTGGGTAGTGAATCTATTGTAGGATTTGGAACCGAAGAATTCAAACATGCCTTTATTGATGGTAGATCTACTGCAATCTCTGCATCTGGAACTCCAGGTATCACAACGGTTGGTGGATATCTTTCAGATTATGATGCGGCATACTTTATTGTTTCGATTTCAGACACGACTAACAATAACTATGAAATGAGAGAACTTATTGTTATGGATGATGATGCTGATGAAGATGGTACAGGAACAGCAACCCTTCAAGAATTTGGTATTGTTGAAACTGATTCAAATCTGCCATACATATCTGGACTTGGAACTTTCGGAGCAAGAGTTAATTCTGGTGGTGGTGTATCCTTAGTATTCACACCTGTTGCAAACATTGCCGCAACCGTCAAGGTTTACATGAATGCTTTGAGAATTGAAGATGATAGTAAATCTGAGATTACTTTTGGTAATGGACTCTTAGTATCTCATTATGCAAGATATGAAGGAACTGAAAATGCTGTTAAGAAGTCCTTTGAACTTAAGCATAGATCTTCTCCAGTTTTTGAAAAATATTTCTTGGGCAATGACAGTGATATTGTTTCTGTTGATGCAAATACTATTACCATTCCAAATCACTTCTACGTAAGTGGTGAGGCGGTTAGATATCACAGAAATGGTGGAATCACCTCTGCAATCGGAATTGGTGCTACTACCTTTGCTGGAGCAGGTAGCACTGAGTTCTTACCCTCTGGTGAAGATATATTTGTTATCAAGGTATCTGATAATAAAATTAAACTTGCAACTTCTGCAGAAAATGCACTGAAGAGATTGCCAATTGCAGTGGAACTCAATAGTGTTGGTATTGGAACATCTCACAGATTTGTTGCTACTAATAAAAATGCTAAGTGTTTGGTTGCATTGGATAATTTAATTCAGTCACCAGTAGTTTCTACTTCTCAAACAACAGTTCTTGCAGACAGAGTTTCTACCACGGATGATAAGATAACATTAAGTGGCATAACTTCATTCTTTGGATCAGACTTGATTAAAATCGGTGATGAAATCATGAAGATTACCGGTGTTGGAATTGGAAGCACTAACGTTATCAGTGTCCGTAGGGGATCAGTAGGGACACAAATTGCAGCTGCATCTACAGGTGATGTAGTTACAAAAGTAGTTGGTAATTACAATATTGAGGATAATATCCTAAACTTTGTAGAAGCTCCATATGGTAATCAACCAATTGGAAGCACAACTAATCCTCCAGATGAAAGAGATTGGACAGGTATATCAACTGGGTCTGATTTCCAAGGAAGAATGTTCATGAGAAATGGTCCTGAGGACAGTTCTGATGAAACATATACTGACAACTATATTTTCGATAGTCTGTCCAGTGAGTTTAATGGAACAGATAATACATTTACTTTGTCTGCCAATAACTCAACAGCAATTTCTGGAATTTCTACATCAAATGCAATCATTCTAATCAATGATATTTTACAAGGTCCTGGACTCACCAGAGACTTTACTTTAACAGAAAATGCTGGTATCACGACAGTTAAATTTACGGGAACTGCATCATCTACCACAACTGATGCAAATACTGCAAATCTCCCTCTCGGTGGTGTTCTACTTTCTGTTGGTTCATCTGAAGGATTTGGTTATCAATCTCTCGTATCTGCAGGTGGTACGGCAATTGTTTCTGGACTTGGAACCATCTCATCAATTAGTGTAGGAAACACTGGATCTGGTTATAGAGTTCCAACTAAGTATGAGTTCCTTGTTGATACTGCATCCCCTGTTGGAGTTGGATCAACAGAAATCTACTTAGAGAATACTGGTAGTATTCTTGACCTGATTGGAACTCTCAACAGTGGTTCTAATTGTACCATTGGAATTGGTGATGTTATTTTACCAACCACCATTGTTTCCACTGCATCAACTTTTGTTAGAATTAGCACTGGTAGCACTATAGGCACTGAAATTTCTACAGGATCTCAAACTAAGATAGTTGTCACTAATCCTCCTGTTGGATTTGTAAATGTTAGTGTTGGTGAGAGTGCCGTTGGTATTGCCACCATGACTCATGTTGGTTTTGCTACTATCATGACTGGAACTGGACATATTTCCACTTCAGTTACCATAACAAATCCAGGATCAGGATATACTACACTAATCAATCCATTTGTTGATATTCAAGATCCACTTTCATATAATAACATTCCTTTGGAATATGTTGGTTCTGTACAAGACGGTTTGAATGGAACTGTTGATATTGTGGTTGGTAATGGATCAAGTATTATTGATTTCTCAATTAATAACAAAGGTGTTGGATATCAACCTGGACAAACTTTGACAATTCCAACTGGAGGTCTTACTGGAATTCCTACAACAGGATCTATCAGTGACTTTAGACAATTTGAACTGGATGTTCAGAAAGTATTCTCTGATGAATTTACTGGTTGGAGTGTTGGTGTTCTTCAAACACTTGACAATATTGCTCCTAACTTTGATGGAAATACAACCGCATTTAATCTCACTCTGGCAGGATCTTTGATATCGATCAGAGCTCCCAGAGGTTCTAAAGTTGATGTTCAGCAGATTCTTATTGTTACAGTTAACGATATTCTGCAGAAACCTGGTGTTGGATACAAATTTGAAGGTGGTAGTGTAATTACATTCTCTGAAGCACCTAAGGTTGGAGATACTTGTAAGATTATCTTCTATAAGGGAACAGGTGATGATACTGATGTTATCCTTAGAGAAGTTATTGAAACTGTCAAGAAGGGTGATGAATTAACAATCGGATATGATCCTGCTCGTGGACAAGATAATTTCTTACAAGAAGCAGAGAGAACCGTTACTAATGTTAATTCTACAGACCAAGTTCAAACATTCCCATATTTTGGACCTGGCAATACCACGGATGAAAGTCTATTCAGACGTGTTGTTTGGTGCAGACAAACAGAAGATAAGATTATTGATGAAAAACGTGTAGCAAAAGATAGAGAACTTTATGAACCATTGATTTATCCTTATGCTCACATTATTAAATCTGTTGGAACTGCAACCACTGAAATCTATGTTGATAGATTGAGACCCCTGTTTGATGGACAAAATGAAAATGATACAACTCTTGCATTCCAAAAGAAAGTAAGATTTGCATCACAAGAAGTTAAAGTTAGTGCTGCTGCAACAGCAATTGTCAGTGCTGCAGGAACAGTTTCTTCTATCGTTATTTCTGATGGTGGTGTTGGGTATTCTACTGCTACCGTTAGTATTGGTGGAACCGTGCAGCAAGATCCTACTTTAGGATTTACCACCGCAACAGCAAATCCAGTCATAAGTGCAGGTGGAACAATTTCATCTGTCACTTTGACAAATGTTGGAACTGGATATACTACAGACAGTCCACCAGTTGTTCTTATATCTCCTCCTACTTACGCAGAAGAAGGAAATAACATTGATACATTTACTGGTGATGCTGGAGTGATTGTTGGATTTGGAACCACCACTGTCAGTGGAGTAACAACTCAATTTATTATGGATCTCCACATTCCATATGATTCGTTTATGAGAGATGCTTCTCTTGTTGGAACTGCTGTTACTCTCAGTGGTTTAAGTGCAAATGATTATCTCATTGTTTCTAATTCAAACATTGGATCTGCTACTACATCAATAACTTCAATTGACTCTTCAGACAGTTCCACTGCTGGTGTAGGTAAGTCCTTCATTGATAATGTATATGTTGTTCAAAGTGCTGAAAACGTTGAAAGAAACATTGTTGGAGTAGGTGTTTCGGTATTCAGAAGAATCTTTGTTAATGTTGATGATTCGTTCGCATTCGGAACTTTCAACTCTATTTCTACAACAACCTCTGCTGGTTTTGGAGAATATAGTTGGGGTAAAATTGAAATGAGTTCAAGAGGTTCTGCAACTGCATACACCGCATATACTACGAATGGAATTCTTGGAATTACCACTTCTATGAGAGTTGAAAGGACGGAAAAACTTAAGCATAAGAACTACATCGTCTAATACATAATAAATAAAAAAAACCCCAATTAAGTTGGCACACAATGGCTGCAATTATAACTGATCAGATTAGAATTTTGAATGCGAAAAATTTTGTGTCTGGAGTTAGCTCCAGTTCAAACGCATATTATTCTTTTATTGGTCTTCCAAATCCAACTGATTATCAGTCTGATTGGAATTCAAGTCCACCAGCTCCCAAGGACAACTTCCGTGAGGAAAATGATTATTGGGATACAATGGTTGCATTGAAAAAAATCAATGCGTCTGATGTTAGACAAGTTATTCCAAAAAGAACTTGGACATCTGGTACAACATATGATATGTACCGTCATGATTACAGTGTGACCAACACTGCATCAGTTTCTGGTGCTACAAATTTATATTCTGCATTTTACTATGTAATGAATAGTGATTTCAGAATTTATGTTTGTCTTCAGAATGGAACAGATCCAAACAATCCAAATGGTAAACCATCTCTGGACGAACCAACATTTACCGACTTAGAACCAAGATCTGCTGGTTCTAGTGGTGATGGTTATATATGGAAATATCTGTATACTATTAAACCAACTGAAGTTGTAAAATTTGAATCAACTGATTTCATGCCAGTTCCTGCAAACTGGTCAACATCATCTGATAATGCTGCTGTTAGAGATAATGCAGTAGACGGATCTATTAAAATTGTTACTGTAACCAATGCAGGTGTTGGACTTGGAACTGCTAATCAAACTTACACCAGAGTTCCTATTCAAGGTGATGGTACTGGGGCAGAGTGTACGGTTACTGT